AGTAGTATCTAGTTTAGAATATCATTTAGAGAAATATAAGGAATCTAAATGTAAATCTAAAAATGGGAGGCTCCAAAAAGACCGTAAACATGCTTTGGATGATATGTTTACTCACGCTAAATATATGAAAGCTGAATTGGAACAAGTTTATCCAATTATAAGCGATGGTTCACCTTCGTATTTTCAATTTGAAGATTTTGGGAAATATGCGGAAAGTGATGTTCCTGATTATATAGAAACTTTAAAAAACTATATTGAAAAATTGAAACAGGACACAAGTGGATCTGCAGAGTAATGAGTTTACTATTAAGGGCTGACCTTATCCCTAGGTCAGCCCTTATGCTTAAAACCATTCCGCATCCGGGTGTACTTCAGCAGACAGATGGTTCATTATTCTGATGATTAATTCTCGTATCATATTATTAAAACTTTTACTGTTATGGTAGATAATAATCCCCGGTTTCTATTCTTTCTCCCTCCACATAACCAAGTTCAAGCAAAGTATTCCACATTTTAGCAGCCCAAATATAGGATAATAAATTATTCTGATGAATTTTATCACTGCCGGGCCAAAAGAGTGTTTCATAATCCGATGCTGTATATTGACCTTCTATAATACCTAACGCTTGTCCATCATAAACTGCTTGTCCTTGAGTATAAGCGCGAAGATTGATATATCTTGCACCAAAACATTTATTAGCTTGATATATTAATTTAGCATTTGTCGCAACTAAAGGGGTAGAACAAACAATATATTTCTCAGAAAAATTATTAGCAGATGACCTAACCATATTAGCCCAATCTTCTTCTGATTCATATCCAGAATTCTGACCTGTAAACCATATATGAGGATAGTCCTTGTCGTCATACAATGCAGCGTCAAAAAACACATTGCCTACACCTATCTTGGTTTCTCTTCCTTCTTCCAACCTTGTAAATTCATACAATAAAGAGGTAGCCAAACTATCAAAATAAATTTCCCCTTGATTGATAGGCAATAGCTCACTGCACTTGAATAATTCAGAGTAATGATATTGTCCCTTACTGTCTATATAGCCATCTCTTGTTGTATTGGTTTCAATATCTACTGTATCTTCATTTATTGTTATATGCGGTTCTCCAACATTTGGGTTATTTATTGTAAATGCGTATTTTGTTGCACTAGATGGTATTGAATGAGTACCTGTCTCGGATAGACTTTTTATAAATGTTCCATTCTCTGTATAAAATGCTATACCAACAGCGTCAATGGCTTGCTTTGCCAGTTTCCCTCTTATTCCATTTATAACTACTTGTACATTCTGACCACTAGATATACTATTATAAGGTGTATCTTGATAATTTCCGTCACTTTTTATCCATGCACTTTCTAAAGCACAAATGACAGTGCCGTTAGCTGGGATGGTAAATTCACCTTTAACCCTTATACCTATGCCTCCTGCCCTCGTTAAATTGCCAATAGTTTTTTCACCTCCTTGTGTATGCGGAATTAGTTCATAACCTCTGTTTTTTAATATATTACCTAATTCGTATCTTATAAGAGCCGTATCATTACCACACAGTGAATCTCCTACTATAACAACTCTTTTAGGCTTAGGCTTTTCAGAAGAGATTCCTGCTTTATAAACAACGACACTTGGTTCCCCAACAGCAATAAATTCATTGTCTGAAGTGGATTTTGTCTGTAATATAAGTTCTAATTTTGTATATTGAGAATAATCCGATGTATTGATAGTTACCGGTCCTGTTCCGTCTATTAGTTCATAAATTACATTATCATTCCCATAAAGAACAAGAGATGACAGTTTATCTGCACTATTAGAAATACTAATATTATTTGACAATCCTTTAACGGTAACAGTATCATAGTCAGAAATATCAAATTTATTAGAGCTCCAAAGTTTCTGGACTGAATTATAATTTTGTTCCTTGCCGTTTGGTTGATTCGTTCCAGTAAGCCATCTTCTTTTATTCCAAACAAATAATGAGAAAATATCCTTATTATCAACCCCTTCTATTAAATTATATATTTTGCCTATATCAGAAGAATTTTGATTAACGCCCAATGACAATTTGTCAAATTCATTTTTGGATGCGATTGTACTATATATTATCGCTCTTACACTTGGTTCTCCAACAGCAATAAATTCATTGTCTGAAGTGGATTTACATTGTAAAATTAATTCCAGCTTGGAATATTGAGAATAGTCTGATCTATTGATTATATTTTCATTGCTTGCATCTTTAATTCCTTTAATAAGGATATTATCACCATAAATACATATACCATTTAATGTAGATGCACTTGTGCTTATAGACGAGCCATTTAATAATCCATCGCAAATAATACTATCATATTCTGAAATGTCAATTCTTGCGTACCATATTTTTTGAGTAGCATTATATTGCAATTCTCCGCCATTAGGCTGATTTGTTCCTGTTTCCCATCTTTTTTTATTCCAAACAAGAGCATCTACAACATCCGTTTCCGATCCTTCTATTTTTTTTAACGAAGATTGGATAGGTATCAGTTCTTCTGGTTTAACCACCTTGGCTTTGCTATTGGCTATAACTGATGGAATTATAGAATTATCTTGTTTTGCTTGAATAATGATGTTAATATTGCTTCTGTCGGAATATTTATCCATATTAATAACCGCAGAACTACCCCTCAAATATTCTATTTGTTCGCTACCACTATAAATACTAATTGAAGGGAAAATATCAGAAGCGTCTACTTTTTCTGATAGTCCTGACATTTTTAGAGTATCGTAATATCCTACATCTGTCAATTTGGTATGCTTATAATTTTGTTTTTGAATACTATTACCCGCAGACGAATTTGTTTCCCAATCCCATGTGCCATCTATCCATACTGTATTTTCTGTTATAAGATCTTTATCTATAGAGCCTTCTATTTGTGTCTTTAAATAAATTTCCTCATTTTCTAACTCTGAAAGTTCCGTAGTCAGACTTTTTCGTGTATTGGGGTTGACCACCGCATCATAGATGGTAGCCGGGAATATGGTTTGTCCACCCTTGGTCAGTTTTATGCATTTTTGCCATAATATCTCCTTTCATCCGCCTAAGTTCCGGGGGAACTTAAGCTATCATTATTTTATGTAACTATTTATTTAACTATTAAATCATTATTTCTCTTCCGGTGGCAGAGGAGGTATAAAATCACTCAGTACATCATCATACTCCCTCTCTGACAGAGGGACGCTCTGCACCGCATTGTATGCGGCATAATCCGGATAGGACATGATCTCCGCCGTGCTCTCATCCGTCTTTCCGGCAACGAGGATAACACCTGTATTCTCCACCGATACAAGATTGCAGATGCCATCGGCAAAATCAGCATCGGAAAGATAGTATTCGCGTTTGACCGACAGAGCACCGGGACGTAGTCCATGCCTGCCAAAAATGACCAGCAGACCACCATCATCAAGCCTGCGGCAGTTCTTGTACCCGTGCCCGTCAAACTCCGCAACAACACACCCCGACAGGACTGTGCGGTAAGTAAACCGGAAGGGAGTATTTATATCTCCATTCAGGCTCTTCTCTATGATTTTAAAATCGGACTGATAATTAATTCTTATCATAACTCTTATAATATTGATGTTACATCGTCTATCTCCTCGGCTGTCAGGTATCCGTTCAAGTCAACACTTCCGCCACCTCCTGTCATGCCTGTAGGACTCCATTTCCCCTTTATCTTGCATTCATATATAGGGCCCGGTATGGTATCCCCCACAACAGCCCAGTCACCTACAACAGGAGATGGAACAGCCTCTTCCAGCAATTTAAGAGTAGAAAATAATCCCTTGTTGCGGATACCGTTCTGCTTGACCTTTTCTAGTTCGGTAGAAGTCTTGCTAAAGTTGTTGTTAAGACGGTCTGCCGCCTCACTCCAAGTACCTGTCTTGTTAATACTATTCAGTTCCATATCACTTCTTTACTTTTAAAGTCCCGTTTGTCACGACTCCTTCTACTGTCTCATATTCCACATATACCTGACCTGACGAAACATCATCTTTCCCCGGCCAATTACTGCAATCAATATTGGCCACATGCTTATACACACCCACTCCATTATATACCGGTTTCATTCCGACTAACAGCGTTTCGCCTTTAGAACCATAGAAGGATACGTTATTGGGATTAAGAATGATATCCGTATTTTCCACATGATTCTGTATTCTGATACGTTCCGGATATACAGTCGTTTCTAGTATCAATTGGTCCCCTGCATATTTCCGCAAAATCAAATCACCATATTCCCATCCGTCCGATGATGTGTCGAACCTTAATATCAAGGTGGCATGTCCTTCAGTCGTGTACATTTCAAGAGTATTTTTATCCGGATCAATGACAATGCGTTTCCCGTCAACAGATGTTTCTACTTTTCCGCGGAAAAATCCGCCCAAGGCTTCAACCACACCTCTGAACTTACCACCTAAGGCATAAATATAGCCGCGCAGGAACGTATCGCCACCATGAGTGGCAACGAAGTTCGCCATATTCGCCCATTCTTCATCGGTGGGTTGATAATTCGGATCATTACGAAACCTCATCACGGTCAATATAGCCTGTTGTAACGTGCCACCTGCCCAAAATGCCACATCATCATCGTCATTGTATATGCCGCTAACTCCGGCGGTGACCTTCTGCATCTTGCCATCCTTGTAGTTGCCTAACTGGATCATATTGGCCAATATCAAACCGCCAAGGATGTCCACAGAACCATCCTTAATCGCGCTGGCGATATAATTGATTGACTGGAAACCGGCTGTTGCCTTGTCATTGTCAAGAATTGAAGGCTTCCAGTCAGTAGCGATGGTCCCACGCTCTAGCTGAAGATCACAAACGGTTGCGGTACCACTGATAAGAAATATACCACTGCCATTGAAGGTGATCTTATGGGTATATCTCTGATAAGAGGATGTGAGAGGTTGAGAAACACTGAAAGAACCGCACGAAACAGACACAGACGTACCCTTTGCTTTATAACTGATAACATAACTTTCTCCTTTAATCAATGATACGGACTGGGACAAACTACCGATTGCGGCAGAGTACCCGGAGCCGGCATCACTGTCCGCAGATACGGTAGCCACTCCCGTCCAATATTCCAGTTGCTTGCTAAAAAGTTCGGTATCCGCCGATAGCTCGGTAGCGGCAGACAGGTCCTCTGTCTCATAATCTCCCGTAAACCCGGAATTACGCAACAGATTGACACTTCCGACAGCCGCATTGTCTATCGCATCCTGAGCCTTTTGGGCCAAATCGGCAGCCGCCTGTATCTCATCCGGCAGACCTTCCATGTTACGCCATCCGGTGGAACCCTGCTCGATATGGAACATACCCTTGATATCAACACCGCCTTTTTGTGTATAACGGATGTAAGTGCTCTCATCCTTGGCACCGATATAGGCATCACCATACACATTGATATAGGCGTGTCCGGTGGACTTGTCAAAGCCCAGCCCGATAACTTCTTTGCCAACCAAAGAAAAGGTATTGATACCTTGATAGAAAGTAATGGAAGGGGAAGTTTCATTAACAGAAGAAAGGATTATAGCTGCCTGACGGGTGATATCCGTCAAGTGTCCCAAACCAATAATATCATCACCGGCAACCGGGATATCACTGTCCTTATCGGCATTAGTTTTGTTCAAGTCAATATAGTCAGTTCCTACACCTGTCACCTCGCGCCAGTAGTAGCGGTTGGATACATTGTGAGATGTTCCTTCTTTAATGTTAAATTCTTGGGCTAATGCTAATGTACCGACTGTAAATTCGTTATTGATTGTCACTCCATCGACTTCCGACAAAAAGAAACAGTGGTAGCTCTCATCAAGTTCCTCCACCCTGACACACTTCATTCCGGCCGGAGATATGATCTGTTCACCACCAACATGCGTTTTCTTTTTCACTTCAAGTTCATCAAAGACAGCCTTAATCTTCACATAAAGCCGGTCAACAACGGCTTGAGAGGTACCATCTTCCAATACAGTAATTCCACTACCATTCTTACCAACCAAAAAACCTTTCAGGAACGTGATCAGCTCATTGGCAGTGTCTTCTTTATCTTTGCGTAAAAAGTATTTGGTGAGCTTTTCTATATCAGAATTATCCATGTTTTCTAGAATCCCGATAAATATGCGCCCAATTCTTTCAGCTGTATTCTCTCCTTCTACAGATGCGTTTCTTACTTGAAGAGCCAGTTTCTTTAATATGTCAACAGAATCGCTCATTCTCCTATTACACGAAAAACAGTTCTATTAGATTTTAATTTCCCTTCACCGTTATAAAGTGGCATACCGCATTCTTTTAGGTAAAGCACGCATTCTTTCAGGTAGCGGTCAGCTATACTACATGCATCGCTATACACCATCATCTTTTCCTTGAATACTGTATGACTGCTATATTCACCTTCCTTGTTCACGAAGCCGAAACGGGATACATTTCCATCTCCATTTTTGACAATACAGGCATAGGTATAATAAGCCAAAGCTACGCGAAGTCCAGTGATGATTATCTTCTTTTTACATTTAGTTTCATAAGTACCTCCGTCAAGCAGTAGCTGGTATTTTTCAGGATTTTTTTTCACGTCAAGGAACAGTTCGTCTCCCAACGCTGATTTGATGTAGATATTCTCCGACTCACGGATGTAGGTTTCTATCTTGTCAGGATCGAGATGTACAGACATTCCGCGAGACAAAGCCGATACCTCATCTGTTGTTATTAGATACTGCTGCATTTCGTACATACTTTAATGGTTCAACACTATAATCATTAGAGGGGTTGACTACCTCATACCAATAGCTGAATATACGGCTAAAGGTACGCTCTATTAAGCGCTGTTGCTTGCTTACGATAGAATTGTAATACTCGAAAGCATCTTCCAAAATATCGCCTGAGAATCCGACTTTACCAATACGGATGCAATACCATGGCTCTTGGCCATAAGCTGAATAAATACGTTCAACCACACTTGCGTCAGTAACGGTAAATTCTTTGTCGTAATTTTGTGAGTTCATATTTACTATTTCAGGCTTTTCCTCATCGTTTTCTAAAGTAACTTCCATGATCTTTGCTGCATTCGTATCACCTTGCAACTGGATGAGTGTATTTGAGAAACTGTCATCATCGTCTGTATCTTTCACTTCGTTGCCTTCTTCGTCAAAGGTTATGTTCGATCCCTTTTTGGTGAATATCATAGCGCCAGGGAAGAAATTATTTCGTACATTTCTGTACTTGACATTGGACAGACCTTCATCGGTACTCATCTCTGTAGCTACCCGGTCACCTTTTCCGACTGGATAAGTATTTTTCCCGGCCATTGACACCCATAGGATTTGACCTTTGTAGTATTCAATGCCTCCGGCTGCTTCTATTTGAGCCAGTATAACATCTTTTTGAGGGTTAAAAACATCTATATAGTCGATGTTTTCTTTCTTGACCTGCAGAGCTTTCCCTTTACGTGTCTTCTTTCCGCTCCAGTCTGGATGTACTGCTATTTTTGCCACATAACCGTTTTCATCTTCTTCTGTCAGACGGCAATTTTCAAATGGTACGTGCTGCATCTCCACTATCTCACAGAAAACATTGTAGTTAACATGGATTGCTATTCCATTGAGTTCGGACATGTCTTTACATAGTAACATGTGCACATCATCCAATGTGTCACCTTTTCGATTGACTACATATTTGGAAAAAGCAACCTCACGGAATCCGTTTCCTTCAATGAAGTCAGCGAAACGGTCTGAGCATTCAGATGCAGTAGAGCTTGCAGCAATGATATTCTTTAATGTCTGCGGATATAGGTTGTCCTGTCCGTAGGCTTGAATTCCTAGATTTTGTAAATAGCTTGTATCAATGCGGTTACTGCTTTTCTTTTTTAGATCTCTTACTCTCATATTCGCGAGGTTTACGTTCGTCCTTTATTTCTTTTATTCAACTTTATCTTCGCCTTCTCCATTCATTGCGTTCACAATTTCAATGGCCTTGCTTAGATGCAGATTCAGAACTTTTTTACTGATTTTCTTGCCGTTGATTTGGAAATCTTTCAACGTGTCAGCCACGGATTCTTCAGAAACTCCGTCTTGTAATGATTCTACCATTGAATCAAGCAGGCTTTGATTGTATCCACATTTGTTAACACGTTCTTTCCAGTCCGTAGGTACATGGGCGAAATAAATTTCACCTTTCGGATTTTTGGCAAGGTACTTTTCAGCAACTTCATCAGTGAGGTTGTCATTAGTGTACATTTTATTGCTTCCGAACTCCGGTTGAAGCAGGACACCATTCTTTAATATGTAATTACATTTTTCTTTCATACGGTTATTCTTTTTGATGTAAACAGTCATTTCGATTACAGCATCGCGATAGCAGTCGTTACACGATGTCTTGGTGAATTCTTTTCCTAATACTTCCTTGTACAATCTTTCTATCTCCGATTTATCAGAAGAGGAGTAGGAGGGAAGTTCTCCTAGCTCCTTTAATTTATCAACCACTTCTTCTAACTCCATAATCATTCAGTT